GAACTTATTTTTACCGCTTCCGTGTACTCTGAAAGCAACTATAATTTTTCGTTTGCCCCTCTGGCAAAGCATACACTCCGCACAGTTGTTCGCCTTGCCTGTCTGGACAGGACAAACTACCATTTTATTACCTTCGGGAGTGGTTGTCTTTTCTGGATAAAGTTCCCCGTTGACTTTTTCGGGAACTGTCACGGCTACTGGATTGCCTGTTTTATAATATCTGTCGGCTTGCTTAATTCCATTAGCTGACAAATTAATTGTAAAGCCGTCCCTGTTTGCTTTGGTGATTGCTTCGAGGTTGGCTTTGGCTGTGGGGGTGTCTACATACTTTGAAGGCTCAATTTCTTTGTGGGTATAAGTGAAGCCTCTTTTACCTCGGTTTGCTCTGGCTAATTTGCCCAAGGCTTCCGAGTCGATGGTGTTGGCTGGGTCATGGTCATATCCGAGCAAGTCCCCTGCTTGATTATGCCTCCAAGGTTCATCAGCTTGGAAGTCCTCCACTTCTTTTAAGAAGCTTTCAAAGTCTGTCCCTCTATCGCCAGAGGTGACTTTGTCCCAGTGCATATTTAAGTGCCAACCTTCTTTAGCATAGCAGTATCCTCCATTATCTGGATGATGTTCGCACCCTTGAGGGCAGGAAGCCTTCGAGCTTGTTGTTACTTTTCGGAACTTCATCTTATTTTTAGTGGTTCCTACTACTTTTTTATTGGATGATTTATGGCTGATGTGAGTATTCATGTTATATCCTCTATTGTGGATTAACTAACTTTAAAAAAAAGCCTCTGGATTGAGACTTTCAATAATAATATATAAAAAAGGTTAGTAAAGCAAGTTATTAATTAAAAAAGGTTAAAATAAAATAAGTATTGCCAAGTATTACCAAAGTATTACCATTTTTTTATTCAATGATATCAGGAAGATAGATAAGTATTACCACTAGATAAAATAGGTCTTTTATTCAATAATATCATATACTTATATATAAAAAAAAATAAGTATTACCATAATAGAGGCACCCCTTTCTGCAACAGCCTGTTTTTTTGTGGGTATAGCTGTTTTTTTGGTAATACTTCTGGTATAATGAAATATGTTTTATTAATTCAGTGCTTTATAGAAAATAAGTATTACCATTTCGTAGTGGTAATACTTGGCAATGTTCTGATATTATTAACCTTTTAAATGGTAATACTTTTTATGGGTATGACTCCAAAGCAAAATACTTTTTTGCAACACCATGTTAGACATGGCATGAACCCAACACAATCGGCTAGGCTGGCAGGGTATGCAGACCCAAAGCAATCGGCTTTTAATCTAGTCCACAGCCCTGCAATGATTGCTAGAATCCGGCTAGAAAGAGAAAAGCTCTTTCATACTGACCTTGCTACCATTGCGACAGATACACTTAAACAGGTAATGGAATCAGAGGAAGCCCCAGCCAGTGCCAAAGTCTCAGCCTGTCGGACAGTTCTTGAGGTGTGCAATCTGTTGGGCAAGCACAGCCAGACCACTGGGGCTAATTCTAAAGACCTGTCCAGCATGACACCTCAAGAGCTTTCTGCCGTTATTAATTCTCTGGAATCCAGCAAAGCAAGCATGGCAAAATTGGTTGGTCCTGATGGGCAGGTTACTGATATTATTGAGGATTAATTGCTCTGGTTATATGTTCGTTTTATTACATTATCGCACATATAAACTGTAAGTCACTGAAATAAATAAGGAAAGGGTATCCACCCCCCTGGCTTCGCCAGCAAACAGCTAGCTGTTAATATCACCCTCCGTGAGAAATCTGACCAAAATCAAAGTTGGGGTTTACGGAATAAGAAGCATCATGCATACTAAACTCTGTTTATACTAACCTACTCCCCTGGTTCCTTATGACCCAACCTAGAGCATACGTTCAAACCACAAATTTTAACGATCATTCTACTGTATCTCCTAACGACCCCCATTCAGGAGCAAATTTAGATACAGAGTTTGTTGAGTTAAAACAGAACTTAGATGATTTAAACGCCAACATTGGTCTTCTCCAGCGAGATGACGGCAAGTTACTGAACACCGCAGTCCACAAAGATTCATTTGATCAGGATGCATTAGCCTTTATTGGGGCATCAGGATCAGGATTCACGGCAAGGGGAGATTGGGTAACAGCCACAGATTATTTCGCAGGGGACTTAGTAACGAACAATGCAGCAACTTATATAACAGTTGTAGCGGAACACGAATCTGGAGCCACTTTTGCTGGAGACAAGACAGCAGGGAAGTGGACATTAATAGCAAACTCAGCAATTGAGACTTCCAGTGCATCAGTAAATACCCACAGCGGTGATGGCGCAACTTACCAGTTTGATACCACCTACACTTATTCCACCCCCGGAGATATCCAAGTTTTTGTTGAGGGGGAAATACAACCTACCACTGCTTATTCAATCACCAATTTAGCTTCCAATTCCACAACCGGGAATAATATTACTTTTCTTACTGCCCCTCCGACAAATACAAACAATGTAATCATCTGGGGAGCAACAGTAGTAGCAGAGATTGCGAAGCAACAAGCATTAACTTACAAGGATTCTTCCAACAACCACAAAGTAACATCAGAACGCTGGTCAGACAAGGTTGATGGTTCAGTAGTAGATGCAGAAACGTCTGTAGATTCCACCGAATATTCCTCAAAAGCGTATGCAATTGGTGGAGTAGGAATTAACCAGACAGCCGGGAAGGGGTCTTCCAAGGAATGGGCTATAGGAACAGGACGGATTGATGATCAAAGTACAGGTGGATATTCTGCAAAGGAACACGCAACTGGGAATACAGTTGCAGAAGGATCATCTAAAGAATGGGCCACAAACGCTGGGACAGCAGAAGTTGATACCGGGGAGGGGTATTCTTCAAAGGCGTATGCACAAGATGATGCTAATGACATTGGTTCATCAAAGGATTGGGCAATGAAGGTTTCTGCCCAAGTTGCAAGCACTGATTATTCCGCAAAAGAATATGCGGTAGGAACAACAGTAGCAGCCGGGTCTGCAAAGGATTGGGCGGTATTAGCAGAGGATTCTGTAGTAGACGGAGGTTCAGGGTACTCAGCACTCCATTATGCTGCCAAAGCAGCAGCAGATTTAGTTCTTACGAATGCAGACGTTGTATCGACCAATGCAGATGTTGTCACTACTGCCGGGTATGTAGATGCATTTGATGATAAGTATTTAGGTTCACACACAACTACTGCTAGGGAGACAGGAGGAAATGTAGGAAAGGATAATGATGGTGATGCCTTAGATGACGGAGCATTATATTATGATACTACATTAGAAATAATGAAAGTGTGGGATGATACTGGTTCGGCATGGAAACGACTTACCCCAAGTTCTACTGAACAAGCCAATATTGATCTAGCAGTTGCGGAGCCATTAGCTACAAACATTGGGTTGGTAGCGGCAATAGACGATAAGGTGACTGATGTTGCAGCAATAGATGATAAGGTAGAAACTGTTGCTAATATAACAGCAGGAGATATTAGTATAGTCGCAAATATAACTACAGGGGATATATCGAAAGTAGCAGACATTACCACAGGTGATATCTCAAAAGTAGCTGCCATAGATACCGAAATAGGCCAATTAGCTGTCCTTGGCACAGCCGGGGCAGATATTTCAACTGTTGCGGCTATAGGAACAGCCGGGGTGGATGTATCGACTGTTGCAGGATTAGAGGATGAGGTTGCGTTGTTGGGTACTCCAGCAATGGCTACTGCCGTAACGGGACATATACCGAAGGTTGGGGCTAATACAGCAGAACTAACACGTTATGCTACTGAATACACAATATCTAATTCTGCCCCCGGATCGCCACAAGACGGACATTTATGGTCGGATACAAACAGTAATGTATTAAAACATTATAATGGGGCAACAAGTAGTTGGGATCAGGTTTCTTCCACAGGAATTGCCAATGTTGCTGATGATCTTACTCCTCAACTTGGTGGTGATTTAGATACTCAAACTAATTCTATTAACTTAGGAGCATTATTAGAAAAATATCCAACAGGCTCCTCATACCCACTCACAAACTATAATCTCTCCAGTGGCATAGATAAACTTCTACTTTCAGAAACATTTATTGTTAATAGTGGAGGGGATTTAACAATAAATGGCGTTCTACGTTTAGGAAAGATTTTTGAAGAAGCCGTCCCAACTGGGGTAACCCTAACCAATACTGGGGGTGGAACTATAACAGGTTCTGGTACAATAACAAATGCGGCTCCTTTAGTTCAAAATTATCACACAGATTTCCTTAATACCAAAAAGGGTAATCTTGATCTTGATGTTAATATAACTAATCGTGCTACAGGCACGTTTGGTTCAGGGATCAATTTATCTGGTTCTACAGGGACGTTTACTTCAAGTCATATTATTGGTAGTGATGTAACAGGCGTATTAGGGTCTGGCCTTACAGGCCAACCCACTATAGCAGGGACAAATTTTACAGGAACAATTAATACCTCTGTTCAGGATAATATTACAAGAGTAGGAACAGTTACGTCAGGTGTCCTGGGGTCTGGGGTTACAGGAGGGGAAGCGTTAAATAAACTTGGATCAGTTACTCAAGGTGGTTTTTCTAGTGCCGTAACTGGATTAGGATATGATTACTTAGGTTCAGTAGGAAGGGCAACAAATAATACCGCCAATTGGTCAGCAGGTCAAAATCCAAATAAAGGAGAAAAGACACATAAGATTCCCCTTACTTCAGGGATTGCAACAGCAAATGGGACATACCAGAACTTTTTGATCTTTATTGAGGGTATTGATGCCTTTTACGATGGTCAGAGTGTAGGGTTCCAGTTTTATTGTTCCAATTTGGAAAACTCTGGTGAAAAACCTGTTTCTAGTAAATTGTCATATACTTATGATGCTAGAGCTGCTGATGGGTCAACATCTCATGGTTATAGTAACTCAGGGACTACAGTACCACTTCAGGCTTGGTCTTCTGGAGGAATGTCGGGTGGAAGTTATTCTACTTATGAGCATTATCGTGTACAGGTTTGGATGTATGTTACAGGTGTTACTTCAAGGCAACCTCCAAGAGTATCTTGGACTACTACTAGTAATTATGGTGGTAGAACGGCTGAATTTTATGGACAGCATTGTAATGGAATGGCAACCCTAGTAAATGGGGCTAGTAGTGCTACTTATGATAACGATTTAGATGCTATCTTAATATGTGCAACAGGGGGGCATGATGACAGGCGGTATCTAGCAGACCAATATACTTCTAATAGTGTAAAACTCTATGGATTAAGGGACGTGTATTAATATGACTAATTATATACAAAATGGGAGTGGCACTCCTGTAGCTTACGAAGAAGACGATTTTATGGCACTAGCCGTTGCTAAAGCGAAACGGAATAATCTATTAGCTGAAAGCGATAGATATGTTGTCTCTGATTTTCCAACAGAAAAGTTGGAGGAATGGAAGACGTATAGACAGGCATTAAGGGATTTTGTTTTCCCTCCTGCGCCTGTTAATGAGGAGGATGTCTGGAATGAACCAGTATTTCCTGCTAAACCTGAATAAAAGTAAAGGATAATTATGGCAGATTTCGTTATAAAACCAGCCGCAGGTGATAATTTAAAGATACAGGACGAAGCCGGAGGGAATGCTATTCAGGTACTGGCTTCCGCTGATACTAAGATTGGATCACCTTCTGGACAAAATTTAGTATTACAACCTACATCTGGTGATATCGTTTTTAAAGACGATCAAGGAACAGAAAGATTAAACATAGCTGCAACCACAGGACTGACACATTTTTCTAATATGTCGGGCCTTTTTAATTATGGTGTCACAGAAAAGATAGGGACTTCCACAGCAGATGCAACTACCTGTACAGTAGACTTGGCAACAGGAAATTTTTTTGAATGGGACTTAACAGGGACTATAACTACATTCACAATAAATAATACAAGTCAAACAGCAAACCAAGTATCCAACTTTGTGTTGAAAGTAAAACAACACGCTTCTTCTCTTTATGATTTTACTTGGGCAACAATTGTATCTAATGGAACAAACATTGATTGGCCCGGAGGTATTGGTGATGCCCCGGAAATTAGCCAAGTTGCGAATGCAGTAGATATAATGACATTCACAACCTTTGATAATGGCACTACTTGGTATGGGGCTACTTTAGGAACTGAATTTGGATAAAAAATAAAAATGCTAATTAGAAATATAAACTCCAAACACAATTACGTTAACGCAATTGATGCATCTGGTGGGGATGATATACGAACCTATGGTGCGTATAAATCTCATACGTTTACAACTAGTGGAACTTTCACAACTACCGCAGGACTAATGGACATCCTTATAGTAGGAGGAGGAGGTGGTGGAGGTTCTGGATTTATGGCTCATGGTGGAGGAGGCGGTGCTGGGGGTTTAATAGAGTATCTTCAAGAATCTATGTCCGCAGGAAGTTATACAATCGTAATTGGGAATTATGGGAATGGTGCTTGGCAAAGTGGGCAAGGAGACGAAGGAGGAGATGGTTCAAATACAACTTTCACAGGTCTAACTACAATGAATGGCGGTGGCGGTGGTGGTACGGCTGGCACTAACGATAATGGGCGGCCTAGTCCCGGTAATGGTTCTGGAGGTGGATCAGATTCTTGGGGAGGCACTGGTGGTTCTAGTGGTGCTTATGGGAATGATGGTGGTGGAGGTCAATCTGCTCAGGACGGAGGTGGTGGTGGTGGTGTTACCTCTGCTGGTGGTAATGGAACTGCTGGTTCTGGAAAAACCAATAATTGGAGTACAGGGAGTAATATAACTTATGCTGCTGGTGGAACTGGTGGTGCTGGTGGGCCAAATAACGATAATGCTGCTGCCAATACTGGTAATGGTGGTGGTGGTGGCGATGGGGATTATTGGAATAACGGAGGCCATGGTGGTTCTGGAATAGTTGTAATTAGGTATCTAGCATAAAGAATAAAGGATAAAATATGGCAAATTTTTGTGAGATAAATAGTGACAACATTGTACAACAGGTGATTGTTGCCAACCAATCATTTATAGATTCTGGTGCAATGGGGGATAGTGCTAATTGGGTAGAAGGAAATGGAGGCATTGAAAGCACATACGATAAAACGAATGATGTTTTTATAAGACCAAAACCTTTCCCAAGCTGGACACTAGATGCTTCATTTGTCTGGCAACCTCCTAAAGCAGCTCCTGCTGGATCAAATGTAAAAGATGGTAAGGGGTATAAATGGGAGGAAGATTCACAATTATGGGTTGAATTAGTCAAACCATAACGGACAAAAGTGTCCGAATACTACATTGAAAATTAGAACCCTAACTCCTAAATTACAAGGATGATGAATGACATTTATAAAAAAGTATTTAAAGGAAATATTAATATTTCTATCCATTGCCTTGTTGGTGGGGGTTGTATTCGTTTCTCTGCCTCACAAACCCAAAGCGGAGCCGCCTAATTTTGACCAACATAGTTACCGGATTTCACCGCATAAAGTCGAGGAAAAGAGTAATGTAAACACGGCAGTAGATGACGTAATTAATCTTATTTTAAAACAAGGCTTTGCTGGTGCAATCATAGTTTGCTTGGGTCTTTGGACGTTTCGTACAGACAAACTGAACCGGGCAATGCAGAAAGAGAATATTGAAAAGTTCGTAGAAATTTCGGGGGAGTGTTCTGGTCACATGGCTTCTGTATCCGCAAGATTGGAAAACATTGAGCGTGAGATAGAGTCATCGAAGCAACTTGAAATGCTTCAGGCAACAAGGAAGGGGTAGTATTAGACTGTTGCTGGCAATCATTTTTTTAACAGGGTGTTCAGGTACACCCATTTCACCGGGTCTAGGCCATTGGATTGATACTTACCCGAGTGATGTTTCAATCTGGCAATGTGTAGAGCCTTTTAAACCATACAAGAATACGGAGTGTTAATATGCCATTTTTAGTTCCATTGATAGGTGGAGTAGTAAAGACAATGTGTATGTCTATGCTGAGTGAAAAATTGCTACAGCAAGTGATATTGATCCTTTTGAAGAGGCTTGTAGAATCTACGGAAAATAAAGTCGATGATAAGATTCTGGCAGCCTATGAAAAAAGCATCTCTTAATAGCACCAACAAGGTACTATATTACCCCGAAGAACATTTTTAAAGATTTTAGCAGGATGGATAACTATGTTAACGTGCAAAAATTTTACAGAAAAAGAGCTTGCTTGTACTCACTGCGGAGAGAATAAATGCCAAGATGAAATGGTTACCCTGCTCCAGAAATTAAGAGACGATGTTGGATTTCCTATAAAGATATCAAGCGGTTACAGATGCCCGGCTTGGAATAAATCTGTAGGAGGCCATCCTAATTCTTCGCACATGGAGGGGCTTGCAATTGATATCGCCTGTCGGGGCGAAAAAGCATTAAAGATCGTGGAGGCAGGAATTCGGCTCGGTTTTGTTGGGGTCGGCATCAGCCAGAGAAAAGAAAAGTTTGTACACCTAGATTTAAAACGAACACCAACTCGTAGAATTTGGTCATACAGTTGAATTATGGAGATAACTTTTGAACTTGAGGACAGCGATATTGTTGTTGATTTTGAGCCTGATTTTGGCCCTTCCATCAACTGCGTGGACATCGAAAAAGTACAGTGGACATTTCAAGACGGAACACATACGAGAGCTATGGCAAGTCTGTTCCATAGCACACCAAAGTATGAATACGCCTCTACACGTTTACCTCAGACTGTGCGATTGTGCGATAGATGTGATGAGAACATCATTCGATAATGAAAGTTCTATTAGGGGTATGACTCCCAAACAATCGGCAGAATTAGCGGTCCTTGTAAAATTACACTGCAACAAGTGGAAGTTCGAGTCTTCAAAATAAAATACTATCTGGTGAAGACATTAATGAAATACAAAACCAGGGATGGGTATAGAGGGTATATAGTAAAAGTGAGAGAAGAAAAGTAAATGGCAGAAGAACTAAGTAAGCTAGAGGAAATTGACAGACAGCTTCAAGCAGCTAAACGTCAAAAATTAGCACTTGAGTGCAAAACAGAATTCCTCAAGTTTGTTAAATTCACAATGCCAAAGGTCAGTGACCCTAATAATATTGAGGAATCAGTATTCAAGGATGCAAGGCATCACCGGGCGATTGCTTTAGCTCTGGAGAAGGTGGCGAGAGGTAAGATAAAAAGGCTTATAGTAACGCTGCCGCCCAGACATGGAAAGTCAGAGATGATTTCAAGAAGATTCATTCCCTGGCTCATGGGGAAGGACCCATATAAATCTATCATTTTTGCAACATACAATGAAGATTTTGCACAGGATTTTGGAGCAGATTGCAGAGCTATCATGGAAGCTCCGCAATTTAAGCAAGTCTTTCCTAAATTTAAGTTCCGTCAAGGGGGTGCTTCTAAAAGTCGTATTCAGACTGATAATGGTGGTATGTCAGTTTTTGTTGGTCGTGGTGGCTCTATCACTGGTCGTGGGGGAGACATCCTTATCGTGGATGATCCGATTAAAGACTCCGTGGAGGCAATGTCTCCAACGCTTAGAGAAAATCTTTGGTCATGGTTCACCCAAGTATTTATGACTCGACTAATGACTGAAAAGTCAAAAGTTGTGATTGTAACGACAAGGTGGCATGAAGATGATTTAGTAGGAAGATTGACTGATCCAATGAATCCGCATTTTACAGAAGCGGAATGCAGTAAGTGGAAGATCATTAATTTGCCAGCATTCGCTGGAGATAATGATCCCCTAAAGCGAAAGGAGGGTGAGGTACTCTGGCCTGAGAGGTTCAATAAGGATTTCTTGGAAGCCCAAAGAAACTTGGACTCACGGGGTTTTTCTGCACTGTACCAGCAACAGCCAAGTCCTGAAGATGGGGATTTATTCCAGAGAGAGAACATACAGTATTATGAAAAAAGGAACCTTCCGGGGAGTTTAAGAATTTATGCTGCTTCTGATCACGCTGTTGGTATTGACAAAACAAGGCACGATTTAACTTGTCTTTTAGTTGTTGGAGTTGATGACAACGAGGATATTTATTTAATTGACTGCTGGTGGGCAAGACAGCCTTCAGACGTAGTTGTCAGGGCAATGTTGGAGTTCATGAATCGCCATAAACCTTTGATCTGGTGGGCAGAAAAAGGCCACATTACAAAGGCAATCGGGCCGTTCCTGCGTAAGCGGATGTATGAAACCTCCACCCATTGCAGAATTGAAGAAGTAACTCCAGTTGCTAATAAGGTACAAAGATCACAGTCGATTATCGGACGGATGGCAATGAAGAAGGTTTTCTTCCCCAAAGTCAGTCCTTGGAGTGGTAAGGCAGTAGATGAAGTATTAAAATTTCCAAACAGCCGTCACGATGATTTTGTGGATACTCTTTCTTGGATAGGTATGGGATTAGGACAATTACATTCACCATCGGCCCCGGCTAGAAAAAATCTTTTCCCTAAATTTAAGAGTCTTGAGTGGGTAAGATGGCAATCAGATTTAGACAAAAGAAACTTAAAATCACTATCATCAGGTTTTTAAATGATTGAAATTGAACAAGCAGTTGGAGTGGAAATTGTCGAAGAGGAAGACAAGGAACCAACGTTGCGTAGGGAAGCACTCGTAACTCTCTTAGTTGACCGGGTGAAAGCGGCAAAAGAATACCACTCTAAAGCCTTTAAACAAATGAAGGTTGACATGGATGCAGTATCCAAAGGATATTCCGGCAACAACTGGGGTGATGATAGATACGTTGCAAATATCCTCCAGAGACACGTTGCCCAGCGAACCTCGGCCTTATACGCAAAGAACCCTAAACCCGTTGCTACCAGACGGAAACGTATGGATTATACAGTCTGGGATGGTGAGGAAGAAAGTATGGCAAAGGCTCTAAGCGTTGTAACTAAATTACAGATGCAAGGGGGGGAACCCGATCCGCAAGCACAGGCAATTATAGATGATCGTGCCAAAGTGAAGGCTGAACGTAATCGAATGGATAAAGTTGCTAGATGCATGGAAATGCTCTTTGAATATTTTATGGCAGAGCAACACCCAACATTTAAGAGCCAAATGAAGGCTCTGGTTCGCAGGGTGATAACAACGTCTGTAGGATATGTTAAAGTTGGATACCAGAGAGACGTTGACAGGTTGCCGGATATTTCTTCTAAAATGAGTGATGTCCAAGCACAGGTCGATCACCTCCGAAGAATAGCAAGTGAAGCAGAGAAGGGAGATATTGAACAGGATGATGCAGAAATGGAGGAGCTTATGCTTTCCCTTGAAGCATTACAGAATGAACCTATGTCAATTATTCAGGAGGGCTTGGTATTCGATTTCCCAGAATGCGATTCCATTATAGTTGATCCCATGTGCCGTTTACTGCGTGGATTTGTTGGAGCAAGTTGGGTTGCACATGAGATGTATTTGTCAACTGAAGAGATAAAAGAAATTTATGATGTTGATGTGCAGGATAATTATCTATCGTATGATATGAAAGGGAACCAAACTGGTGTAAAGGCAGGACAGTCCAACTATAACTACTTTGGTAACAATGCAGGGAACGTTAGGGATGGCCTTGCTCTAGTCTGGGAAATATATGATAAGAACGCAGGATTATTGTATGTTGTGTGCGATGGACATAACGATTTTCTAAAGGAACCAGAAGCACCACCAATAAAGTTAGAGACGTTCTGGCCTTTCTTCGCATTGTCATTCAACGAGATTGAACACAAAGACTTACTTTATCCTCCAAGTGACATTAAACTTCTTGCCCCAATGCAACATGAATACAACAGGG